TTCCGCTGGGTTTTGTCCCTCCACCGCCCCCACCGCATGCGGTAAGGACAATGGCAGAAGTAATTGCGATAGCAGTTTTTGTTTTCTTGAACATAACAACACCTTTTTGTTAAGGTTAAAAGATGTTACTAGTGTACTATGATTGCACTGGGTTGTCTAATAGAAAAATTTTATAAGGTTTCAGGTATATCAATATGTCTTATGTGCTTGTTCATATAATGTTCAATATATTTGTCCATGTCAAAGAATGTTTTATTAGCCCAATCATTTTTAAAATTATATAATTTTTGCATATGCGATGAAAAGGCTACTGCATTTCTAAATGTTCGGCTAATATCACCCTCAGCTATTGTATGTGCCTGAATACCAAAGTCACGGGCAACACTTATCGTTTGTAATAGCGTTTTTTTACCGAAATAATATAATTGGTCGTGTTGTAATAACCATGCTTCACTGAAAATATTCTCATCAGTATGAAAAAAGTTCAAGCGTTTAATCCAATTATCAATGCATGTAATTACATCGATCTGTAATTTCAAAACACTAATATCAGTTGCGTGGTTTGTATCTTTCGCAAAGGCATAAACCTCATCAAACAATGCTGATGTAATTGCAGTTAAATTTGTTAGGAATGCCAAGTGATGCAATGCTTCTACGCTAAACATAGGATCTGGGTATGCTTTTTGCCCAACTACCCAGTTATTAGGAATCTTAATGTCATTAAAAGAGATGTTATATGGTCTTGCATGACGTAACCCTAATAATTTAGGGAAGTTATCATCTATCTCGTGTTCAACCTGTTGTAAATCTACGACTATTCTATTCACTACATTCTTTTCATCTGTTACCTCTAGTGAAATATAACTAGCCGTTGCTAAATTAGTAAACCAATTTTTTGATCCTGATAGTATGTTATTATTCAACCGTATCGTATCACTTGGTTTGCCGTTCGTGCTAGCACCAATAATATCTTCAAATGGGTCATTGAATATTTTATGTTTTAAAATATCATCATCGCACATATAGGCATAGTTTCTAGCAGCTTGATTATGCTGTATAGAGTGTCCTAATCCTAAGTCTATATGTTTAGATACATAAAATAAATTGTAAAACCATTGTATTTTTTCTTCTGCTGATGCCTCTTCTAAAATAACATCAAAATAGGGTTTGTAATATGCTAGTGTTTTATTGTCTAGTATATCATTCTCATCTACATGATGCAACACAGGCATTTCCGAGGCTAAATTTCTTATCATGTTATGCCGATAAATCAGTTGGTATTTTAGTCTTATGGATTAGTTTATTGAAATGGTGTTTGATGTAATCATCCATATCAATCTCTGTGTGTGACTCATCACCCCATAGATTAGTGTAATCTTGAAATTTTAGCATATGCGATGAGAATGTAATTGCGTTTCGGAATACCCTGCTTTCTACCCCATCACGCAATAACATAGGTTGAATACCCATTACTCTTGAAAGGTTTAATATTTTATGCAATGTTTTTTTACCAAATAGATATAAATGTGAATGTTGTATCCAATATTCTTCTGATGCCTCTGTGTGTTCATCAAGGTTATATTGGTTCATCCGTGCCATCCAACGATTGATCATTGTAAATACATCAATTTCAGCATCAATCATTGATAAGTCACGTTCACGATTGATGCTCTTTGCGAACGAATAAACTTCATTCCACAATGCAACGATGTTTGCAGTCATACTTGTCATGAATGTGGTTGCATTAAGTGCCTCTACATAGTGAAATTTGTTTGGGTATCCATATCCACCTAGGCAATGATTTTCTGGGATTAGCGCATTTTCTAACACAATAGTGCCAGGTCTTGCCATCCGCATGCCAGTGATTAGTGGCCAGTCTGCCTTGATTTTATGAGGGATAGTGGTTAAATCTACAATTACTTTAAATTTCTTTCCATCTGCATCCATCGCTGGAATGGTTGAATAGTCAGCCATTTCTACATTGGTTAGCCAATTAGCCTCACCATTTAAAATATAACCATCATCAACCTTGCGAATAGAAACTGTGCTACTTCCTTTAAGGTCAATATCTGACCCAATGGTACTAGGCCAATAAGAATTTAGTATCTTGTCCTTGAGAATTTTATCCTCTAAAACATGGATATAATTTCTGCCAGCTTGATTATGGTGAATAGAATGTGCCAATCCTAAATCTAGATTAGTTGTTAGCCAAAATATATTTTTAAACCATTGGATTTTTTCTGCTGGTGCAGCATTTGGTAAATCAATGTCAAAATATGGCTGTACTTGTTCCAAAAGGTCATATGTAATATAGCTTTCATTATTGTCATAAGTCTCTTTGAAATTACTGTGTGCGATGTCTGATATCATTGGGTGTTTCCTCTGTATAATGTATGTATGTATGTATGTATGTTGGCTAGAATTTTAGCTTATATTTATATTGGATATGTCTGGGTATATATATGGCTTATTATTAATATCTTGGATATTTAATTTATTTAAGCCAATGATGCATTCTTCGGGTCTCATCATATAATGATATCCGACTTGAAATTCTTTTTGATCTTGCCATGGATGAATATTTAGGTCACGACCATCGTAACTTGCTTTTTTTAACCATTCATATGCTTCTTTGTTATCAGTAAGAATAGCACCACCCCTCCCAATTTCAAGTGGTTTGGTTCTGCCGAAACTTAAACATTGAAATTGGGAGGGGTGGTGCATATCCATGTATAACATTCTTGCACTATCCCATATTGAAGTGTTGCCTAATTGGTATCTTCCTTCCCATTCATATTCTTCAATTTCATAATCTAATTGTAACTTATGCATCAACATCGGCACACTAAGATATGTCCTATATGGTATGGTAATAGTCTCTGATGGTTTTAGATACCGTAAACATAATTCCATAGCATGAGTGCAACAATCAGTAGCAACAGCATAGGGTGATCCAGTGTATGTTGCCAATTTATTTTCAAAATCAGCTATAGCATCAAATGGATTATCATAATCGGATAGTTCAATCATCTATATTGTCGTGCGAGATCTACACCTAATTGATCTTTGAAATTTTTACCATTTAGTTTCTTCTGAAACTGTTGGTATGGATAAATTCGCATATTATATAAATCGGGTTCTCTGAATTTATACCCATATGTTCTGCAGAAGTCTAGGTATGCTTCAAGGTCATCAAAAATTTGATCAGTTGATTGCTCTTTTGTCGTTTTCTTTCTCATCAGGTTTCCTTGCGTTGTTTAATAAAAATATTTTATCAATGGTATAAAATATACTGATTAGTATAGTCTTTTAATGGTAGTAAGTCAAATAGTTTTTCATTATTTTTTCTGTCTAGGTAGGTATAAAACATGACTTATTAAGTGTGTGAATAAATGTTAGACATTCACGAAATCAGCCTGTTCAATTAGTTCATAATCTTTTTTGTAGAAGTCTTTGATTTTCTGTTGTAATTTTGCATTATTCATTATTTTATCGTTAATGAAGTCTACAATTACACGTTTACGAACACGAGAATCAGTTCTATCCGGTATTTCAATGCGGATATTTTTTGTATCTTCTGGTAATTTGGCTGGGTTTAATTTAAGTGTTTCTATTAAAGATGGCGATAATGATTCGGTAAACTTATAATATTTTCGTGGTATTTCTGGGTATATGTCTTGAATAAAATAATATTGTGGTGTGGTATGATCATCAAACATTATAGTAGCAAACAGTAATTTTTCCACCAACTGATTATAATAATCATTGAACAATTGTTCAGTTGGCACATAACCCTCAGTCTCAGGTAGCAAATATGACATAGCATACTGAGAGATCCCAGAGATCCAGCGATCTACCGGATCTCTCAGTATCACGACGATTTCATTTATTTCCGATTGATCTTTCAACGCACGAATCACAACTTTTACCTCTTCTTCGGTCGTGTGTATCCATCCACTGTTCCACAACAGCTCACTCACGAAACTACTTGCATTTTTTGGTATGTCTACATATAGCTTAGTCCCGACAGGGTTTAACAAAGACCCTGCCTTGCTATGATCATAACCTTGTTCTTTTAATTTCTGTTTAAATTCAGGACATAAATTATGCATTGCTTCTAGCTGGAAGGATGTAGTTATATGTTGCTAATCCACTATTTACCGAAATCTCGGTGGCACCATCATCGCTAATTCTTATTACTTTATCACCAGCTAAATTCAAAATATTGATGATATGCTTTACTGGCCAATGCCATTCCTTTTTAAGAGTGCCAACTATATCTGAATGAAATACGAAGTTGCCAGCATGTGTGCTATGATCACCGAAATAAAATACTAGATTACCATCTTCTGTCTTGCATTGGAATGTTTCTGCATCAGGATTTGCTTGTGATTGCATTTTTAATCGTTGAATACTTGCTACTGTAGGTTCAAATTCAACATTCCAATTGGCACCTTTGAATTTTACTGTTTTAAGTTTCTCACTAACGATTTCACTAACCATAAATCGGTAATCGTTTTTAAAATCGCCGGATTTATTTTCAAAATGCAATCCTACGGGTACATTCTTTTCACCATTGCGATCTTGTGTATTGATAGTAATCTTAGCATCCTCTCTATATTCACTAATATTAAGAAGTGTTTTAAGGTTGCTAAGATTAGGCATTCCGAATGTACCAATGAAGTCAGTGATTGGTGTAGCAAAATTGCCTTGTACGATGACACTTCTGCCACCTTCTTCCATACCATCGATTGATGTCTTTTCATCTGTGCCAGTAATTTTTACAGCATCAATGCATCCTAGTCCGTGTGTGTGTTCTACTAAATCTAATAAATAATCTCTCATAATTTTCCTTATATTGGTTGTAATGTTATGTAATTATATACACATATAACGCATTTGTCAATCTTTAATTTGTGCTAATGCTTGTCCACCACGAAGTGATGTCATTGTTCCTTCTTTTTTTATTTCAACCCAACTTATATTGTTCTTGTTGTTGCTATACAAGACTTCATAACCAATCGACTCAATGAATGGGATTATGTATCGTTTAGGGAGATAAGAACTTAACCTTAATTCAACATTTTTGATTGCCTCTGGCAATTCACAATTATTGTATGTGAACATAATAACCCCACCAGGACGTAATACATTCAATAATTCAAGAAGATATTTTTTAATAATCTCTAATGGTTTGTAATCAAAGAAGTCTGTTATTAACACAAATCCAAGTTGATTGGTTGGAAATGATTTGAATATACGGGCATCATCATCATTGATCAGTTTAACTCGCAATCTTGCTTCGTATTCTTCACCAATATTTTCTTGTGTTGGTTTTAGTAACTCAATGTGTTCATCCACTATGTACAATGGATCTAATGATACCATATGTGGGATTATGTTATTCTTGCCCGGTCTGATATGCATTCCTGCATATTTCCAGTTACTATATAGGCTAATTCGTTTAGCTAAGGTGTCAGCAATGGTATATGGTTTTCGCACTGATAGATCATTGACCTTATCGTAATAGTGTTCACCATCGCGTGATGTTCTTTCTAATATAAATTCAGGAGTATCCTTTTTTCCTTGTTTGTATATAGTATAACTATCAGCGAAGTATGTTGGTTCAATTGCTTTCGTGGTATCAATAATCATATCATGCAATCGCAAAGCATCATCGTTCAACTTTGATATTGATTGCATTACATCTTGATGATCATTGGCTATCAAGTCAATTTGATCTTTCCACGGTTGTCCCTCTTCGTGTCCATAATCTTCGGGATTTAGATAATGGCTATGCTTTATAGTTTTTAACATAGCATATAGCATTTCTTCGGTGCTTTTATAATATTCCCATATCTTTTCAAATTCAATAGATCTATTATATGCTACTATAGAACTAAGTTTTTTGGATGCGTTAATTTCTGGCATTTTTATATTTCAAATAAATTCTCAAATGTACTATTAATATCTGTGTTAGCTACGATACCCCAATCCAATACCCCTAGTAAGTTATCTAGCTTTTTGTCAATAATGGTATCTTCCATAAGCTGGTCATCAAATGGCAACTCTTTAAACCATTCGGGTAAGTGTGCTTCATCGGTTGGATATCCAATACTTGTCCATCCCAATTGATTGGGTTTTAATTTACACACAATAGTTTTCATGCCATCTACAATTGGCGCACTATGGTTATCATTATTCATTCTACGCATATTATTCCAGTTTAATGCAGCACGAACATGCCCAGGCATATTAGCCTTTCCTTGTTCCTTCTCTAAGTTGCCGTATTTTGTTAAATTATTCACTCTTTTCGGTGTTCCTTTTTCCCAACTCTGCATATTGTGAAACTTATGCTTAAAGTCCTTGGCATGATCAATGACATGTTCTTTGGATGATCCCGTCAATGTATCATATAATATATCGCTTAGGAAATCTTGAACTATAGGAGGTGTATCACTTCGTTTAAGATCCAATCCCATTGCTTTTACTTTGCCAGGCTTACCATCAGTGTCCAGTCGGTCGCCTTCGTTATCATACACTAATACTGCATATCGTTTTTTAGTAATAAACAACGCACTTTCTGCATTGATTTCACGACCACATTTAATAATTTCACCCTTTTCATGGGGTGCATGATGTGCAGTAGCCATGTATTTAGGAAAGCTAATATTAACTTCATCTGCTATTTGGTCATATAGTTGAATAGCTAAGTCTTTATTCCATTTCTGCTCTCCTGCTTCTACTGCATCTTTTAATACTGGCCATGCAGAGAAATATGCTGAATCTGTGTTATGCACAGCAATATCATTTGCAAAAAATATCGGCTCTTTGTTTTTTATAGAAATATCATATACGTATTGAGTAGTTCGCTCTAATTTTTCTATTTTGGTTATTCGTTGTCTGTATGTTTTAACCATTTAACACACTCTTCGATAATAGTTGATTCATTTTCATTATATTCTGATTCCCAAATAATTTTAGTTTCGATGCCACGCTGTTCTTTTAACGTGTCTATTTTTATTTTATCCTTGTTCCAAATGTCTTCTGCTAAACGGATATTATTAGATCGTCCTCCAATAATTCAACAGGTGTAATTTCGTGAATGGAACCATCGCGATCAATTATAATACTATGATCTTCAGTTACCGTAACACTTTTACCATCTTCGACTGTTATTTTATACATTTGCTTATCAGTCTTATGGCGCATTACATAACTAATTTCGTTATATTCTGCAACATCGTCTACTGAGTTATATCCCAGTACTTTAGTATCTTCGTCTGTTACTATTGCATATTCTTTGCCGTGTTCTGTTTCTACTTTGTGCGATATACTATTGTATAAATCTGCAATAGTACTATCCTCTTCCTCGAATACACGAATCATCGAATCGCCTGTAACGCTATCACCATATACAATACATTCTCCATCGTGTTTATATTTGCCAGTCAGACATTGGTTCACATAAGCATCCATGTGTTGTGCAATAGCACGACCAGTTAACGTGGTTGATTGACCAATTCGCTTATCAAAAAACCGACAATGCTTGTTAAGAATCGCACCATACAATGAATTCAATAGAATTTTCTTTACTAGTTGGCGTTTATCCCAGAACGCAATATCTTCTTTGGTGGTGCTTTCTCTTTTCTTTTTCTGCATAACTTTACGTTCGGCATACCATCGTTCTAATAATCCAGGTATGATGCCTTCATTTTCATATGAAAAGATGGTTCCATTTGCACTTAATGCCCAATTACTAGCTGGGTTAAATACAATATCATATAATTCAGATGCCATATGTTTTGATGTTTTGCCATCATCCCAATCAACATCTATTTCAATATCAGATCTCTTGTCCATTACCTCGGAATATTCTAACGAACTGAATAACCCCTCCCATGCACCAGCGAATGTTACTTGCGTTTCTCCTTTCCGCTTAGTCATTTTATCTTTGATATATTTGTCAGTTTTGGTAGGTCTTAACTGTCCAATAATCGTTTCGGGTGCCATGTTCAATGACCGGATAATTGATGGATATAGACTATTGATATCTATTGATCCGATCCATTTGTGAATACCTTTTTTTGGATAAGCAACATATGCGCCAGCCGCCTTTGTATTCATTATCTCCTCTTTGGTTTTGTTTGGGACTACAAAACCACGTTCATGTGCTTCATTAATAATTGCCTGTTCAATCAGTGCAACCGACCCAGCAGTAGTTGGGATCAGCACAGTATTCGCATGTGCTAACTCGTTAGCTAAATCTAAAAATTTTAATTTCCTATCTAGTTTAGCTAGTAACATTGTATCTTGTAAGCTATATTCGATGAATTTTTTAAAATCCTGGTTGTACAGCTGGTCTAATGTTCCCTTGTATGGGACTTTATGTTCACCAAGTTCATATTCAGCAATTGCATCAAGTGCATACGAATGCATTTCGTGATATGTGTATTTTTGGTATAGTTGCATATAATCCATATGGATTCTGCCAACGAGATCATATGTTTGTTGTTCCTTGCCATATCGTTCAAATGTGCGTTTTTTTGGAAGTTTGTTCCATAAGCAGAATTTCCTAGTAGCATTCTTGTTCATTATCTTGGTAACACGATTTACTTGGTATGGGATATCATATGCTTCACTGTTCCATCCTGACAGTACATCAGCATCATCAATTAGTAGGAAAAAAGCCTCGACCATTTCTACTTCGGTATTGAATAGAATAACATCCTCCTCAAATCCATTAACGATATCATTTGCTTCCGTTTGTGTTAATGTAGAAGGTGCAATTACGAGACAAATTAATTTATCTAACCAATTAAGATACAATGAAATTGCAGTTATTTGGTTGAATGGATCAGAAGTTGGGGCATACCCCCTTTCTTGGCAAAAATCTGTCTCAATATCAAAGAATGCTGTGTGTAAGGTAGGTGAATCTACATCTTTGTAATTCTCAGATAAAAAACGAAAGACAGGGTTAAAATCACTCTCATATATTTTTTTATTGTTGTGAATTTTCAACTCTTTGTAAAAATCTGTACTAGACTTGCATTTAACATGGCTAACAGGTGTTCGGTGTGTACTTTTATATTTTCCATTTGGGTCATCGTAATAGAATTCATATATGGCAGGAAAATCTTTTAATATCCTTTTGCCATCTATGCGTTCTGCTATCTGTATTTTATCATTATCGCGATCATAGATCGCATCGATATATGCCATTTTATCTCCTTGTGTTGAGAAGCATATTATAATGCATTGCTGACTAGATTACAAGCGATTACTCATATATAATGCATAAATGACATATATCGCAATAGATGTTATTTGAATAACCATCATTGGTATTGCAGACATTGCAATGTCTTTAAAACTAATATCTCTAAACATTAATTTTAAATAGAATAATCCTAACCCAATGGGTGGTGTCAGGTACGCAACTTGCAATACCAATGTAGTCAATGCACCAACATATACTGTGTCAAGTTGTTGCATCAACATAATATTTGAGGTAAATGGCAAGAATACATATGTTATTTCAAAGGGGTCTAAAAACATACCCAATATTAATAAGTGTCCAATGTATGATATGTGTGTTTGTAACATACTAATATCACCATACCGGAAATAGTTGATAATAGCATCGTAATTGCCATTGATTTGAAAAACGAATGCAATTAAGTTACCAATCACGATGAATACTAATATACCACCACTCATCGTGACGGTTCTTTTTGTGACTGCTACCAAAAAATCCTTGTTTAAGTTCTTGTTTAAAAAAGTAATAATTAACCCGAAAAATATGAATAGATATCCGAATTGGTATACATTAATCATATTCAGAATGCTTAATGTACATAATGCTATGATACCACTCACAAATAATATATTTGCTTTGAATAATTTACCCAAGTCTATTCGCAATTGCTTCATTGTTGGGGTATGTACTTTGAATACGATATATATTAATGTTAATGCTAATATGATAAGACTAGGGATATATAATGCGTTCATTAAGTCAATGCTCGCAGCAATATCAAAGTCATATATGCCTTGGCCGAACCAAAATGATTGCACTGTGTTAGTCATTACATCGTTAATCATAATTGGTAGTACGCCTGGTGGCACTAATTGACCCATCGTTGAGATCAATAATATTAGACCAATTATTAACTTTACTGGCATTTTATCATCTTTTAAAAGTGCTTTACCAAAACTACTGAGTAGAATCATACAACTGCCTACTGTACCTGCTGGACCTGCAATAACGGTACCTAATACAGTAAAATAGAATACTTTGCTGAATACATGAAGGTCACCCTCACATAAATTGATTTTGTCTAATTCTTTGCTATGTTCTAAGACTGAACTTGCCAGTATGAAGAGTGTAATTATTAACATATTCGGAGATGCTAATATACCATATAACCTAGAACCTAACATTGCAAGTGATGAAAAATCACCTAATGTGTGTGCAATACTAAGGATAATATAAAAACAAGTGAATACTAAAAACCATACTGCATTGTTATTTGATGATCTAGTATTAAGACTAACGACCATCAATGAAACAATATAGATTATTAATAATGTGATTTCTGTTGCCAATTTATTACTATGCTCGTGATTGTGGTTAGCAGAATTGATGCTTTGAGAATGATTTTGCTATATGGTAACCCTGTCATATCTATTAGAATATCATGTGCTTGCCAGCTATCATTTAATGAATCTGTTAAGAATATAACAACCAATACCGTAAAAGTCTTGGTAAAAAACTTTAAGAAAAAACTAGAGGACCTAGTTAGTAAATACTCAATGATACTCCACATAATGAAGCATGATGTTGTAATTAAAACTAGATCCTCTAGGATTGAATATAACATTTATTGTATGTTATATCGCGTGATTACTTAATTAGCGGTGTCTCTTGAATTCATATAAGGTAGAATACCATTTTCTGAATACAACTTGCCAGCTTTCATAAAGCCGAAATAGCTGTTGTGTGTGCGTTGTGCTAATTCCGAATCTGCATTTTTCTCATCAATTAGTTCATATGCCGTCTTTTTGAATGCATCAAGAACAGGTTGGGGGAAATGCTTAACCGTAATGTTGTCCTCATCATACATCTTTTGTAGACTTACGCTGTGGTGATAGAAGTTTTCTAGGAATTGTACTTGTTGTTCAGCCTTAACAGCAGTTACAATAAGATTCTTATCCTTATCACTAAAATCATTCCATACTTCGGCATTGAATCCTAAACTAAGAATAGTAGACAGTTCATGCCACCCAGGTGCATAATAGTGCTTTGCAGGACTCTTATAAAGACCCATTGCATTATCATACCAAGGACCAGCAAGTTCTGCACCGTCAAATGAGCCATCTAAAAGACCAGGTAGAATCTTGCTACCAGAAACTACAGTTGTACTAGCACCATACTTCTGCATAACCTTTGCACCTAAGCCTGGGAAGCGTAAATGCATTCCAGTAATATCATCTGTCGTGTTGATTTCCTTATTATACCAACCACCCATACTCGTAGCTGAGTTTCCTAGTGCAAATGGTTTAATATTGTACTGTGCTGCCGCCTCGTCCCATAATGCCTGACCACCACCATGTTCAACCCACGCAAGGTGTTCGGTCGGGGTCATACCAAACGGAATAGTAGCAAAGTAGTTCAATGCTGGATCAACACCAGGCCAGAACATTTCGATTCCATGGTACATATCCGCTTTGCCATTGCTGACTGTTGCGAATGCTTCTTTCATTGGAACAAGTTCACCGGATGCGAATACTTTGATATCAATGCGTCCATCAGATAATGCACGAACATTATCGGCAAAACGCACTGAACTAGCACCGTGTCCTGGGCTATTCTTAGGGAAAGCTGTCACCATTCTAAGGTTATATGTATTGGCTTCAACTTCATTGGTACCTAAAAAGTCCAATAAATCCGCGTTGGCGGTAGTTGCGACTGCTGATGTGGCAATTGCTACCGTGATTGCTATGGCTTTTACTGCTTTTACTGCTTTTACTGCTTTAAACATATTAATAAATCTCCGTGATCTTATGTTTGATAACGGGTTTTCATCCGTGGGGGGTCTATGCTATATATATATTTGTTTTAAGAAAGCAGAAAATTATTCTGTTTTCCCGACTGTTTCAAGTATGGTTTCTAGCAATTCATGATCATCCTGTGCTTGGTGAAAGTTTCGTTTAAATGCTGTACGAACAGCCTTTTTCAAAACACTAGGTTTCACATCTAGTTCTTCGGCGATAGCCTTAATAGTATCATTAAGACCTTCATTTAGGGTTTGAACTTCTGTCATAACACTAACGCCCTCATTAATAAGGTATGTTAGTTTAGTCTTCTGTTCGGTGTTAAAAATTGGTATTGGCATTTGTTATCCTTTTATGTAATAGTGTTATTCATTGCATCGAATTATAACAAAAAGATCTTAGAATGTCAATAGAGTGTTATTTTTTTAATTATATCGTCATAGAATGATTTGGTATATAATGCACTATGATATTCTTTTAATACACTTTGGTTATGCATAGCTAACGCATCTAAATCAACATTGTTTGCAGTTATGTTATTTTTAAGAATTCCTATAATTAATTGAATTTGTGAATAACGGTTAGGCATTAAATCTAGCATGTAATTTAATGGATGTGCTTTTAAGTTTAGGCTGTTTAATAATTGTTCACTCGTGTTGTTGCTATTTAATATTAATGATATGTTAGGGAGTTGCAAACTTTTGATACTCTTTTCAGTAAACACAATAAAAGGATTATCATATTCATTTGATGAATTGTATGTCTCATTGATGACGGAATACTTTGTTTTTGATAATAAATCATATAAGTTTTCAGGTTCATCAAAATTCGTAAATGGCATTTCATTAATGTCGATTGATGAAGAATCAAAACCCGGATTCTCTGACACCGTTTTTATAACATCGAGAGGGGTGGATATATTATGCTGTTGTAACCAATCAGGAATTTGATAACCCAGACAACTAACATACCCCTCGTGCAATAAATTATGTTTGCTAAGTTCATTGAATAGCAATAACCGGTATTCTTCTACCCGCTGAATTAAGCAATCATATAATTTAGATGGGCGGTATTCATATCGGTAGTTATTGTAATATACCCCATAGAATTCTTTTACGAATATAAATTGTAGGTTATCATATTGAAAGGAACCTCCATTGATAATATTGTCTGATATCAATACGATTTTGTTATTGAATGTTTTGGCTATTTCATTAAGGTCAGTCATAAAGCCGTTGTCCCACATGATATCTGCAAATCCTAGCAATGCAAATGTTGCATCGGAATGGGCATTATTCCAATTCTTGATGTCGGTGTCGATATCATTTGGTAATACGATAATACCAGCATCATTTAGAACATTTCGTAACTCGTTGGTAAAATGTGCCTCATTATCTAACCACGTTAAATAGTCTAG